TAACAATGGACATAAAGCAAATAGACATAGACGGATACGAAAAGGTTATTCACGCTACAGAAAAATCTACAGGTCTGGATTGTTATATTGCAATACACTCTACAACCCTCGGCCCTGCTTTGGGTGGTGCTAGATTTTGGAAGTATGAAAAAAGTCATGATGCAATAGAAGATGTATTAAAACTTTCAAAGGGAATGACATATAAAAATAGTCTTGCGGGACTAAATGTTGGCGGTGGTAAGGCTGTAGTTAATTTACGAAACGCTGAAAAAACACCAGAACTACTCACAGAATTTGGAAAAGTAATAGACTCTTTGGGGGGTAAATATATCTCCGCTGAAGACGTAGGCAGCAGTCCAGAGGATATGCAGATCATCAATAAGGTGACTGAACATGTTATCTTTACAGGGACAGACCCAAGTCCTGCAACCTCATTAGGTGTTATTCGAGGGATGGAAGCCTCAGTTAATTTCCTCAGAAATGAAATGGCGCCCGGACAAAGTTTAAAAGACATACACATTGCAATACAGGGAATAGGCCATGTTGGTTATAATCTTGCAGAGATGTTACATCAGAAAGAAGCAAAACTAACCATCACTGATTTAGATATGGACAAGTGTAAAGAACTTGCAGCAAAGACAGAGGCAACCGTTGTTGGACTAGATGAAATATATGAAGTGTCTTGTGATATTTTTGCTCCTTGTGCTTTGGGTGGTTCCATCAATAAAGATACTGTAGAAAAACTGAATTGCAAAATCCTATGCGGTGGTGCCAACAATCAGTTGATTAACTCTATGATGGGTTATGCACTCAAGGATAAGGGTATCATCAATGCTCCTGACTTTCTCGTCAATGCGGGTGGAGTACTTGATACCAATAAAGATTTCGGTTTTGTAGCAACAGATTTTCATGTAGCAAATATCATCGATGGAATTTATGATAGAACTATGCAATGCTTGACTGAAGCTAAAGAGAAAAATCTACCAACTAACATTGTGGCTGAAATGATGGCTGATAAAAGATTGAAAGAAATACAAATAAAATCAGCCAGAGAATCTTGGCCAGGACCGGGAGTGTAATATGGATTTACCAAAACTTAGGAAAGAATTAGAAACTGATGAAGGGTGCAGATATGAAGTATATCTTGACCATCTCGGCAACCCTACGTTTGGTATAGGCCATCTTATAGTTCCCAGTGATCCAGAATATGGTAAAGATATTTGGACTCAAGTTACAGCAACACGGGTTCATGAATCCTTTGCTAATGATATTGTAAGTGTTTTAGCTGATTGTCAAAAACTCTATGAAGATTTTTATGACTTACCGGAAGAGGCACAAAGAATTATTGCCAATATGATGTTCAATATGGGATATACAAGATTGAGTAAATTTGTGGGCATGAAACGTGGAGTTGATTCACAGGATTGGAATGCAGCCGCTGCTGAGATGATAGATAGCCGTTGGTATCGTCAAGTCACAAATAGAGCGGTGAGATTGGTTGAGAGGATGAAAAGTTTATCTGATGTTTAAGCATCGTTCACTGAATTTACCAGATTTACAAACTAAGAATATTGATGGAAGGAGATTTTATGAAACTCCTGAGAAAAATTATTATCCATCAATCACAACAGTTTTGTCTATTCGAAGTAAACAAGGACTATCTGAATGGCGCAAACGGGTAGGTAATGATGTTGCTAATCACATTTCCAGAACCGCAGCGGCACGAGGAACCAAAGTTCATCAAATGTGTGAGGATTATCTTAACAACCAATCCTTCAATTTCCCCAATAAATGGAAAGAACATCAGAAATCCTTTTTACCATGGTGCTTATTCAACCAATTACGAGAGAAGGCTCTAGATAATATCGACAACATATATGCTCTAGAGTGCGGTTTGTATAGTAATAAATATCAGGTAGCAGGTAGAGTTGATTGTATTGCTGAATATAACGGTATTCCTTCTATTATCGACTTTAAAACCTCTACAAAGGAGCGGACAGATAATTGGAATGAGAATTACTATATTCAAGGTTCTGCATATGCAGAAATGTTCTCTGAAAGAACAGACATAAATATTTCACAGATAGTAATTTTAGTAGTAACAGAAGACGGCACAGTTCAGGAATTTATAAAAGACAAGGGTGATTTTTTACAAGGATTAACGGATGTGATGAAAGAATGGAAGGAACAAAACGGAACATAGGGGTTAGAAAAATGAAGTACTTTATCGCTGCGGTAATTTTATTATTTTCAACTACGGTATTTGCACAAAATGATACAACTCCACAATCAATAGAAAATCGGCCGAAAGGCCAAATATTTCAATTAGCAAAACCAGTAATATGCAATGATTCACCCGTAGTAAGAAATTGGTTAACTAACATAATGAAATTTATACCAATTGCAATGGGAACATCAAAAAATCAAATGGGCGAAATTGATGCTGTAATGTCAACGTATGTAAATCCAAGGGACGGTAGTTTTGTTGTTATAGAAGCGTTTCCAAATCGAACCAGCTGCATACTTTTTCAGGGTGTAGAATTAATGATTGACTTACCAACAGAAGAAGATGAAACCGCTATGTTACCAGATATGGCTCCAAAAATACCAGAAGGTGAAAAAGAAGAAGGATTGAAAAAATAATGAAAAAAGGATTATTTTGGTGGCTTATTGTTTGTGCTGTATTGTTAGCAGTTTTGTTATGTTATAATGCTGGATTTCTGGTCCCAATATATGTTAATGATGCTACTGCAATTACGTTCTTGATAACTACACTTTTTGTTGGTTCAACATTGTCTATTGGATACAAGAATTTTAACAAGCATTTGCAAAGCTATAAGATAGAATGGTTTGTATCAGATGCTTGTATGACGCTTGGAATGCTCGGTACGATTATTGGATTTATGATTATGTTGTTTGGTACATTTACCAACATAACAATCATTGATACAGAGAGTATTAAAACAATTCTCAATGCAATGAGTTCTGGACTATACACAGCTTTAGGTACGACTCTAGTTGGTCTTGTATCTTCACTCGTTCTAAAAGCTCAACTGATTTTATTTGACGATGAAGAGTAAATCACCATTAGCGTTTATTGATTTCTTATTCATACTGCTGTTGTCATTCATCAGTATGTATATTCTTGCGTTGATTCTTATTAACCCAATAGCAAAAAAATCAGAGATTGAACATAAGGCAGAATATTTGATTATTGTTGAGTGGGATGAAAATTCTACAGACGATGTTGATATATGGATTCGTGACCCCCACAAAAAAATACTATCTTTCCGAAATATGAATATGGCCGGAATGCATCTTGACCGGGATGATGTTGGTATTATGAATGATTCTATTAGAATGCCTGATGGTACATTTAAAGAGATAAAAATAAATCGAGAACTCGTAACATTCCGTAGTTGGGTTGCCGGTGAATATATAATCAATTTACATATGTATAATATGAGAGATAATGTTGACCGGGAAGTACGAATAACATTTTTGCGATTAAATCCATATAAGATGGTATTTGAGGAAAAGATTATACTTAAAAAACAGGGTGCTGAACACACTGTGGCTCGGGTAACAATAAAAGAAAATGGTGGAATATTGTCTATCAACCAACTACCATTTAAATTTATAGCAAGAGACTTGTTTAGTGAATACCCTACTCACGGCCCACCAAATCCCAATTTTAATGGTGGTATGCCTAATCAACCACCGGCCGCATCAGACCCGCCGGCAACAGGGGTTATCCAATGATACTGTATCTCTTATTTTTGGCTGTAGTTCTTATATCAATCACTTCTCTAGTTGCATTGATAGTACTACTAAAAAAACCAATTTGGTTATTTGTGTATATTCCTTTAGTCCTTGCTGTTATTGGGATGACAACATATACCTATGATGAACTGTTAGGAACTCCCACAACAAAAGATTTACCAAAAGATTTTATTGTTGCATCATATTTGGTAGATGAACCAAAGAACATATTCCTGTGGATTGTAAAAGACCGAAAAAAATTACTACCCATTGGTTATGTTATTCCATACACCAAACAAATGCACAAACGGCTTGAAGGAGCCAAGAAGAAGATGAGAAAAGGTGGAGGAGTAATAGAAGGAAAACGAAGAGAAGTACAGGTGAAGAAGGGTGCTAAGAAGAGTTATATCTTGGACTTTAGAAATTACAAATTCCCAGATCAACAACTACCAAGGAAAAATCACTAACTTTATATTATGAACATATTGATATTTTTTATTATTGCAATCGTTATTAGTTTTAATCCAACACATGCATCTGCCAGTCAGCAGACATATTGTCTTGCACAGAACATATATTTTGAAGCGAGAAATCAATCTCTCGCTGGACAAATAGCCGTATCTCATGTTGTGCTGAACCGTGTAAAAGACAATAGATTTCCAAACACAATCTGTACAGTTATTAAACAGGGACGCCATGTACCTTCATGGAAGGATAAAACAAAACTTATCCCTAAAAGGAACAAGTGTGCGTTTAGCTGGTATTGTGATGGGAAGACAGACAAACCATACAATAAGAAGGTGTTTAGTCGTCTGTATAAGGTTGCAGAGAAGGTTAGAACAATGGTAACCGATGTTACAGGAGGTGCGTTATACTATCATTCAGTAGATGTTGCTCCATGGTGGGCAGAACATTTCACTATAACAACCATGATTGATGATCACATATTTTATAGAGAATAAATCAAAAAAGCACTTGACAATTGATGTTGGATGTGGTATAAATATAGTACAGTTTGATGAAACAAACTGAAAATTGTACAGGACGGCGGGGCAGTACCGCCCGCCTCCACCACAAGGAGATTAAATGAAAAAATATCAGAAGGAGCTTCAAAATGCGAAACCCCTTAACTCTACTCATAAAAACCCCATGTCGCTTTATATGGCGGGTGATCTTAAAAAGTCCATGTTTACGGTCTTTGGCCCTGATTATAAGGACAAAGTGTTGGCTTGTTAAGTTAGTTGCTGAGTGGATGTTTAAGGCATATATCGTTTGGAGTATTTGTGCTGATGCTTTTCTCGTTGGTGGTATTATATATCTAATCTTTTTTAATGATGTTGATTATTCCCAATGGTTTTTATACTAATCTTTTTTTGATGGGGGCGAAATAGGTTCGACTGGCAATGAATAGGAATGTGGAGAATTGTGGATTGATCACCTTATCGATCAACAACGAGAAATGCCAACGATAATGAGGCATTTGAGGATTACGCACTAGCTGCTTAATTGCTCGGGGTTTGGCGGGTGCCTAGCAACAGAAACCCGCCGCTTAACACACACACAAACACAAGGAGAAAAATTATGTCAGAAAAAAAAGGTAAAACCCCATACGAGTTGCGATTTGATACACTTTCAATGGCGAAAGATATGTTAGATCGGCAGTATGATATCGCAGTTGATGCAGCACATATGCATATGGATAAGTATGCCGAGGCCGCTGCTAATCCTAAAGAGTTCTTTGAGAAATATACACCAAAAATGTATAAACCCGAAGAAATCATTAAAACTGCAAGTGAGTTGTATAAGTTTGTTTCTGAAAAGAAATAATTTATATGACACTTCATGCTAACGCACTAAGGCGAGCATGATTTTATATAAAAGTTTCCTTACATGTGTATGGAAATAAACAAAGGAGAAATGGTGCGAATTTAGAAGCCTCCATAGTGCAATCGTTTATTGCCTCCGGCTTGGGCAACATCACGGGTGATGCCGTAATACATCCGGGGGGGGTCATGGTTAACCTCCCAACTTTTAAATAAGGAATATTATGACACTAACAACAGCTAAAATTTTTACAAATACAATCGAAAATCTTGCAAAAGAAAAACAAATTACTCATATGGAAGCTGTCTTACATTATTGTGAAAAAGAAGGAATAGACCCCGCAACAGTTAAATCTTTAATTTCAAAAGGACTTAAAGAAAAGATAGAAGCAAACGCAAGAGATTTGAATTTTTTACCAAGGTGTGCTCAACTACCAATATGATAAAATGAATGATAAATTTTTCAACGCAGCAAAAGAAGCTGCAATACAAGGTACTGGAACAGGTGGTCGAGGTAAAGGAAAATTCAAACTAGGCGCAGCACTTGCACATAAGAATATGTTGGTAAGTACTGGCAGCAACAGTTATAAAACACACCCCCTGATGCATAGGAGAACGGAATGGCCGTTCCTTCATGCTGAACAATTGGCACTCATCAGGAATGGGTTGGATAATTGTGAAGGTAAAGATTTGTATGTTGTTCGTGTTTTGAAAAACCTAGATTATGCTACTAGTTATCCATGTGAGGTATGTCAGCAGTTAATCATGGATGTTGGTGTTCGTAATGTGTATTATATTGATGAAAGAGGCGAGTTTGCAACATGGACCCCATTGATATCTATCTAATGTATTGTGCATTAAAGGCGCATTTCAATAGGAAAGATTACGACTTCTTTACCTACAAGGGTAAGAGCCGTGTGTCTAGGGC